TAATTATGAAAGAATTAAAAATTGCGAAATGTGTTGCTGACTTATATTGGGAGTTTGATAGAATGTCATCTTCTGGTCAAGAGACACTTGAGAAACTTGCAACTCTAGTTGGTGTTGCTACTGAAAAAGAATGTGAAGAACTTGCAAAGAAAATGGAGAATGCGTAATGGGTTATTTTTATCAAGATTGGAAGGACAAGAAGATGTTTGTTGAAAACAGTGAAGGTCAGTTTGTTATGAACTTTGGTGAAGCCGAAAAGTCAATGATTCAGAATCTTGAAGATGCTGTCATCAATCTTACAGAGGGTGCTTCTGATGAGAAGAGAATGGCCATTGGATACATGGAGTATCTTGCAGATTGCCTGAAAAAAGGTAAACTTGAAGTGAAGTGGAATATTAGTTAATGAAAGGAATTTATTATTATGATTAAAAATTTGAATATACCAGAAACTTGTGGATGGTTGGGAATGATTCTCATCCACGGAGCAACTGCTCCAACATCAATCTCTGTTCTAATGGGATGGTCAACTAACTTGCCACCATTGAACTTCATACTATTAGTATGGTTAGGATTGTTCTTGTTTCTAGTGAGAGCGATATATGCTAAAGATACTTTGTATATTGTATCTAATGCAATTGGATTTGCATTGAATAGTTTGTTGTTAGCTTTGATTGCGTTTAATTAGGAGAAGAAATGTTTAATAATGTAGGTCACCCCATCGAAGGTTGGGCAATTCTGAAATGTGAATCAGACAATCAACCAGAAATTGTTTCTTTGCACCAATGCTTGGGTAATGCAGAGGAAGAAAAGATGGTTCTGAACGAAATGGCTGAAGGTACAGATACTACCTTTGTGGTGAAAAATACTTTTGGTTGTATGATAGAAACTACTTGACATTCGTTATGAAAACAAGTATAATGAATATAGAAAGTGAGAAAAGAGGTAAAATTATGAAAATCACAGCAGAACAATTTGTAGAGTCACTTGCACGACTTTCAGATGAAGAAAAACAGAAAGCTGCAAATCTTCTGGTGAACAAGTGGTTTCACTTGACAAAATCATTCACTGGTTTTATAGATGCAGAAATGCAAGACTTTCATGTAAATGAACAGGCAGAGGTTTTTGAAATGAAACAGGCTGCCGAAAATGGAACTAAATTATTTTAAGGAGAGAGATATGGAAACACTTGATTTAAGAGTACTAGGGTACGAGAATGATGAAGATGCTAATGTGAACGGTACATCATATCAAAGCACCATCACAACAACGTATGACCAATTGGTTGAGATTTTTGGTAAACCAACATACACAGATGCAGACCCATATGAAAAGGTCAACGCAGAGTGGATTATTGAATCAAAGGTTGTCACCAAGGATGACGATGACGATGATTATTTCTACAAACCATTTACCATCTACAACTGGAAAACTGGTTACATTCCTACTGGTGAGTACGAGTGGCACGTTGGTGGTCATGATTATGAAGCTCATGAGATTGCATCTGCAATTTTTGAGAACCATATAAATAACTCTAAAGGATAGGATGTTATGGTAACAACTACAGTCGCAACGACAATTACAATGATTGCCACGATATTCGCATTCTACTACGGTAAACACCTTGGTAGTAAAGCGAGTGTGGAGAAGATTGTTGATTCCATGTTAGATAAGATGGAAAAGGATGGTTTTATCAAAACCAAGAAAAACTGTTTAGGACAGACAGAATTAATTCCCATAAAAGACTTGACAAATGGGTAATAATTTTGTATGATGTATTTGAGAGTCGGAATTAAGGTTGGTTGGCCCAGTTTGAAAGTTCCAAATATTATGGTCTGGGGATACAAGTTTCCGACTCTCAACTTTAAATTATGAAAGAGGTGAAAATGAAATATATTATGATACCAATGATGCTTGCAATAACTTGTTGTACGCCAGTCCATGCGATGGATAACCAAGATTGTAAGTATACAAAAACGGTAAACCAAAGTGACGGTGAGGTTGTCAGTTCAACAACTGATTACGATTGCAAGACCACACCAACGGTTATCGTAAAAGAAAACACACCCACTGTTATTTACAGAGAGGGTGCGACAGTTAGTAGTCCTGTAACGACAACCAGAGTTGTCTCATCGACTCCTGTCTACCACAATAATAATCATCAAACAACAAATGTCATTACTGATATTGCAAAAGTAATATTCTTTGGTGGAGCACAACATAGACAAGTAAGTCATAATGGTTGGGTTATACAAGTTCCTAATAGAAAGAAAGGTGCTTGTTATGCAACTGATGACCTTACAGGAACGGTTTGTTACTAATGTTGAAGATAATGTTCGGAATTCTGATGGGAGTAGTAATCGTCACCTATTACCCAGATATTTCAGAAACCTTTGTTGACATATTTGTTGACAGTGGGGCTCGTGACGTAATCATAGAAAAATTGGAAGAGGTGAATTGATTATGATTAAGAATGTAGTTGTGATTGGTGCGATGGGTTTGACCCTTGGTGCCTGTAGTGCAACATCACCATTTAGTAGTGCGAATACTGCTAATGTTGAATTGGGTACTCCTGTAGGCGTAGTAAAGTCTGCATATGAGTACACAACAAAAAATGTAAAAGAACAGGTAGCAGAAGTACCTAAATGGTATACTAAGATGCCTGTAAAGGAAGATGCAATCTATGCTGTAGGAACTGCAAATACACCAGACTTACAACTCTCAAATGACATTGCGATTTTGAGTGCAAAGACAACTCTTGCTGACAGGATTAATGGTAGAGTGAATTCTGTCACTAAGAGTTTTGTAACGAAGGTTGGTTCGACAGATGCAGATGCGTCTATCATTAACGAGATTCAAACTGCAACCAAAAACATCATCGCTGATGTTGATGTCGCTGGTTACAATGTTAGTGAATCAAAGGTAGTGTCAAACGGTAATCAATATCGTGTGTATGTTCTCTTGGAATATTCTGATGAGAATGCACAGAAGATTTTATTGAACCGACTCAAGAAGGATAGAATGTTAGTTACGAAACTAAAAGCGAATGAAGCATTCAAAGAACTTGAGAACGATGTTAGTGATGCGAACAAGGCAGAACTTGACCGTGTTGACCAAATAATTAAAACCGAAACACAATAGGAGAATTAATGTACGTTTCAGTGAGAAAAGGTCGTGATGGAAAACCAGACGTTAACGGTGCTATGCGTGTTCTCAAAAAGAAACTCATGAGAGATGGATTCTTTCAAGAATTAAGAGCGAGAGAATCCTTCATGAGTAAAGGTGAGAAAGAACGAAAAGCAAAAGCTGCTGGTAAAAGGCGGTACAAACGTAAACAAGAAAAATTGATGGCAGAAAGAGGTTACTAAAATGCCCAGACGTAAGATGACACCAGAACAGAAAGAAGCAGCAGTAGAACGGTTGCGTCTTGCAAGGGAAAAAAGGTTGCGTGAAAACCCACCTAAGTATTCTAATATACACCCATCTGTTTTACAGTTGCCAGATGAACATCCATTCTCAAGAGTGATGGTCACAAAGTATATCAAGACGCAGAAAGACCAACTGTCTTCATTGCGTGCTGCGATACGAAACAAGGTAAAGGGTGCGATTGCAGATGAAGCATCTTGTAAAGCGTACATTCGACATTGCGAAACGTATTTACGAAATGGTGATTGGTGTGATGACTTCTATGGTGAATACCAAGAGAAGCGAGTCAAGTGGGTAACTGTAGTGCCATCGGCAACTACGGTACGGAAGGTGGAAGATGGCGAATGATGAAACCACGAATGTGGTGCAGTTTCCAAAAAAGTATATGGGGATTGCACCTAAAGTAACGAACTTTGATGCTATGAGATTAAATAAGGAATTGCAGTTTTCTGATGAATTGACAGATGGTATAATGGTTTCTATGATACATAATATGGATGAGAATGATATTGAAATCACAGACCCAGGCTTTATACAGGACATTGCATTTTTATCTGAGGCAATCAAAGCAACAATTTATAGGGATAGAGGGTTTACTCATCCTTTTCAGAATTTGATTGAGTTAATTGCAAACGTGACTTATGATGAAGAAGAAAAGAGACACCATGTCGATATGGACATGGAATTGATAAGAGAATTATCAGAAGACTTTGAGGATGATGGGCCCGACAAGGCATAGGTGAAATATGATTTTAGTTGACATGAACCAAGTGACGCTTTCTAATCTGATGATACAGGTTGGACGCAATGCAGAAGTTGACCCAGATATGGTTCGACACATGGTTCTTAACTCATTAAGAGGATACCGTAATCGGTTCAATGAGGAATTCGGAGAACTGGTATTATGTTACGATAACAAAGGTAATTGGAGAAGAGAGTATTTTCCCAATTACAAACACGGTAGACGTAAAGACCGTAAGGCATCGACATTAGATTGGGGTTCGATATTCGATACCTTGCATCTAATCAAAACAGAATTACAAGACAATTTTCCATACAAGGTACTAGAAGTAGAAAACGCAGAGGCAGATGATATCATTGCTTCAGTAGTACGGTATGTTGCAGAATCACCTTCTCACTACGAGAAGGTATTAATTGTATCTGGTGATAAAGATTTCATCCAGTTACAGAAACACAATTTCGTTACGCAGTACAGTCCAGTACTGAAGAAGTTTGTCAATGGTATTGACCCAGAGGTTTATATCAAGGAACACGTTCTAAAGGGTGACCGTAGTGACGGTGTGCCTAACTTCCTATCACCAGACAATACCTTTGTAGATGAGATGCGCCAGCGTCCTATCTCAAAGAAGAAACTGGCGACATGGGTTGATTTAGAACCAGAGGATTTCTGTAACGAAGAGATGTTGAGAAACTATCAACGCAACAGGACACTAATTGATTTGGAATACGCACCCACAGAGATACATGATGCGTGTGTGGATACCTATCTAAATAGTACAGTAAATGATAGAAGTGGTTTGTTAAACTACTTCATTAAACATAGACTAAAAAACCATATGGAAAATATTGGAGACTTTTAAAATGGCAGTGAATACATATACACCTCTTATTCATGAGGTGCTGAA